GACACGGTATCACCAACAACGATGCGGCTCAATATCTGCAGTTTGATTCCAGCATTGAGTAATCTTTAGTTAGATTGGCAAAAAGGACTCTTGTGGTCCTTTTTGTTTGACTGTATAATCAACACATAACAATAAAAAAGTTCTGACACACCTTAGGCCCCCTTTGCTACTAACATTGGGGGCTTTTTCTTGGCTTTTTCCTGAGTTGGACTAAATATTCATATAGCAATGAGTAGGACTCATTCGCATCAAAATTTATTAGAGAAGGACTCTGACACATGGCATACGCTACCCTTGACGATTTATTATTAGTAGAACCTACAATTCAGGACTATGGAGTTATTGACTGGGATGCTGAATTAGCCCGCAGTGAAACTGAAGTCAAAAGAGTCCTTAAAGTTCGCTGGTGGCAAGGATATGCCCGTGCAAGAGATATCGTTACAGACATTGACTTTGACAAATTAGACGACAGTCAATGGACACAGGCCACTGTGTATCACGCCATGGCCTATCACATCTCCCCCAAACTAACACAATTTTCTCCAGAGCGCGACAAGTTCCGCGAAATGATGGACTATTACCAAGGTCGGTTTGAACACGAAATGGATCTCTGCATTCGTGAAGGTGTCAAGTATGACCTTGATGGTGACAGCACCTATGAATACAAAACAGAAGTGCAGGGTCGTGACAATACGAGACTACGCAGATGAACACCAGTTCTAGTCTTAGACAACAAATTGCTGATGAGATTGTGGCAAGGATTCGAGAAATCGAAGAACCTAGACCAGTGTTGGTCACCAAAGAACCTTTTGAAGTAGACAAACTGGCCATAACACAATTTCCAGCCGCATTGGTGACCATGCGTGAAGAAACAAGAGAAACAGTGACCATGGGTTTTCCAGGTGCGGGTCGCAGACAGGGCACACTGCGTTTTGAGATTAGAGTGTTTGTGCGTGGTGTAGAATTAGACAACAGACGCAACACCATATTAGAAGCCATGGAAGAAGCCATAGAAACAGATCGCTATCTAGGTCTAAAGTCTAATGGTGTCACTGACAGTCAAATCATTACAATAGGTATTATTGACCGTCAACCACCATTGGCAGAAATGCTAATTGAATTAGAAGTTCGTTATAACTATCTAAGGGGTAACACATGATTGTAGAATTAGAAAAACAGACCATTAAGGTCACAAAACAGGGTGAAGTGCGTGAAGTCAAAACATCACGCTTAGAAGAATATTTGAATTCTGGTTGGCAACAATCAAGTTCAATAGTGGGCGAAGAGGTCATCCGTCTCAAGCCACCGGCGAAGAAATCCAAGGCCGCCGAACCAATAGCCGAGGAAGCCAACGATAACATTCAAGGAGATTAATCATGGCAATTTTAACAGGAAATGACGGAAAAGTGCGAGTAGGATCCACTGACCTCGCAGCCGTTCGCAGTTTTACTATTGAACAAACAGCAGATACTATTGAAACCAGTTCAATGGGCACTGATGTTCGCACCTATGTCAAAGGTATGAGCACATGGAGTGGTTCAGCAGACATCTATTTTGATGAAGCAGAAACCAACAGTCTTAGTGCTACACTTAATATGTGTGCAAGTGGTCACGCAGTTGGTGGCGCCGCAAGCGCAATCAAATTAGTGTTGCAAGATGGTGGTGGTGATGACAAGTGGTTTCAAGGCAATGTCTTGATCACTGGTTTTTCAGTAAACAGTTCAATGGATGGTTTGGTAGAGGCTTCAATCTCTTTCCAAGGTTCTGGTCCAATTGTTTACACAATCGCAGGTTCATACACAACCTAATATGACCTTTAAAGTAACTGTGATTGGCATTGATTCTGCTATTAGGCAGATTGATGACGACTTTAGGAGCGAAATAAAAAGGTTAGGACAGTCAGTGTTCACGGAAGTAAAAAAGCGAACTCCTGTGGACACTGGCACTGCACGAGCAGGTTGGAAAAGTAAAAATAATTCGCAAGGATTTGAAATTTCCAACCAAGTGCCTTATATCGGTGTATTAGATAAAGGAAGGCACATGACCAGTCGTGGTCTGCGAGGCAGTAAACAAGCACCTCAAGGTATTATCGGTCCAAGTTTAAAATCAATTAAAGGAAAAAATTAAATGTCAAAAGCAATAGAAAAAGCCACAGCACATTTTCGCAATAAAATATCAGGTGAGATGAAAAAAATCACAGTTCCTGAATGGGAAACTGATATTTGGTTTAAAGAAGCAAACACTCTCAAAGAAGAAAGTAAACTTATAGAATTAGCACAACAAGGCAAGACAGTAGAAGCACTGGTTGAAACATTAATTGTTAAGGCCCGCAACGAAGATGGAACCAAGATGTTTACATTGCCAGACAAAGTAACATTCATGAACGAAGTAGATCCTAATGTTGTAATTCGTATTGTAGGCGAAATGAATCTTGCTAATATGCAATTTAATGATCAGGCCGAAGTAGAAAAAAACTAAAAGGCGATCCAGATTTGATGTTTGCTTATAGACTGGCAAAAGATCTGGGTCGCACAGTAGAAGAAATTTTGGAAATGACCACAGCAGAATTTGCAGGTTGGGCGGCATTTTACAAAATAGAATACGAAGAGCACAAAAAGATGATGCAAAGGAGCAGAGGTGGCAGATAGTCAAATTAAAATAACGGCGGATACCAGTCAAGCGCAGGCTGCGATTAGAGGTCTAACTGATCGTCTTGATGCCATCCAAGGTAACACACGCCAGGCCAGTCGTGCCATGGATAGTCTCAGTGACAGCACGAATTTAGCCACTCGTGCTTTTGGTGCTCTTGCTGGGGTGATTGGTGTAACACAACTGGCTAATCTAGCAGATGCGGCTACCAATGTTAATAACAAACTTAAAACATTAACAGAACAAAACATCAATGCTCAAAAAGGATTTCAAGACGTAGGTCGTATTGCTAATCTCACAGGTCAGCGATTTGAAGCCGTAGGTGATCTGTATCAAAAGATTGGTTTGCAGGCTAATGCACTAGGACTAAGTCAAACTGAAGTTTCAAGAATCACTGAAAACTTTTCAAAGGCCTTGGCAGTTACAGGAACCACTGGCTCAGCGGCAGCAAGTGCTATCTATCAATTTGGACAAGCCATTGGTCGTGGTAAAGTAGCCTACGAAGATATTCGTCAACTACAAGAAAGTTCAGCAGGCACTGTGGCATTACTAGGCAAACAATTTGGCATGACTGCCAATGAATTTGTTCAAGCAGTTCAACAACAAAAAATCAGCGGTGAACAACTAGCATTGGCCATGAATGGTCTAGGCAAGGATGTTGATGGCACCTTTAGCAACATGAACAAGAGCATTGGTCAAAGTCTAGAAAACATTAGAACTAACTTTATCTTGATGTTGGATAGATTTGAACAACGCACTGGTGTGTTCAACAGCATTGCTAAAATTCTTAAAGTAGTCGCTGACAACATTGACACAGTGGTCATTGCTGGCACTGCTTTCTTTGCGGTGTTTGCTGTTAAGAAAATAATAGACATTGCCACAGCATTCGGAAGTTTAAACGCAGTAATTAAACGCAATCCAATAATCTTTGGTGCCACTGTTGCTGGAACTGGCGGTAGTTGGCTTTATGAAAAATTCTTTGGTAAAAACACTGCGGAAGAAATTGTTGAAGATATTGAAAAAGTTGAGACTACTGTTAGAGGTGTCGATGACGCTCGTAAAAAGACTCAGGCTGAAATAACTAAAGAACAAACTGCTGGCTTAGAAGCATTTTTCCGTAAAATAGATGCACAACAAAAAGCCGCTAGCCTAAGTGGTCAAGAGTTAGCCATTCAAAAATTAATCAGTGCGGCTGCTGAAGATCTTAAACTAAAAGAAAACGAATTAAGTGCCACAATAAGAAATAGAGTTACCCAGCGTGCCATTGAAATCTATCGACAAGAACAAAGCAAGAAAAATGCTGAATTGACCAATAAAGCAGAAGCACAGAGAAATGAAAGTCTGCGACAAGCCACAATAAATCTTGATGATCAACTAGTGCTGAGCAAAATGCTTACACAAGAACAACAAATTGAAGGTCAGATACGATCAATTAATCGTAGTCTAGTTCGTGAAATACGCAATGAGCAAGGCACACTATTAGGTTATACTAAAGGTATGTCAGCAGAAGAAGAGCGTATTACTAGAGAAAAATTAAAACAAATTGCAATCAATAGAGAAACAATGGCTATTGATGATGCTCGCAGACAAATGTTAGGTCAAATGACCAAATTAGAATCTGTTAATCGAGGCATCGGTGTTCAACAGCGTGTGAATCCTGATCAACAATTAACACAACAATTACAAATGGATCTCGCTAGTCAAAAAACTTTATTAGATACAAAACTTATCAACGAAGAAGCATATCAAAATAATGTTTTTAGATTGCGTCAAGAATATGCTAGAAGATCTAATGAATTGTTTATTCAACAAACTCAAATTGAGCGTGATTCGCGTCAGACACAAATTCAAGTAGAACAACAGCGTCTAGGCAAGACACAGGCACAGGCCAAAGACTATGCTGAGTTCATGATGAAGACTGAACAGCAAAAGACTCAGTTTGCTCTTGAATCAGCAGGTCAGATGTTTAGTGCTTTAGGTGCACAGAACAAGAAAGCATTTGAAGCAGCCAAGGCATTTAACATTGCCAATGCTATCATGAACACCTACATGGCTGCTACCAAAGCAATGGCAAGTTATCCATTCCCATTCAGTCTTATTGCCGCAGGTGCCGCAGTGGCCATGGGTCTTGCACAGGTAGCACAGATCCGCAGTCAACAATATTCAGGCAGGGCATTGGGTGGTCCAGTTATGGGCGGTCAGACATACATGGTTGGTGAAAGCGGACCAGAATTGTTTACACCCAACACCACTGGCAGTATTACACGCAACAGTGACCTAGGTGGCGGCGGCCCAGTAAGTGTTACATTCAACATCATGGCCAATGACACAGCGGGCTTTGATGACTTGCTGTTAAGTCGCAGAGGATTAATACGCAGTGTGATCAGTGATGCCATGTTAGAATCAGGAAGAAGAGGATAAAGAAATGAGTGGAACATATCCAGCAACACCAGAATTTAGCAGTGTTGATTTTAAAATTAACACGCCAGTGCAGACCACTGAGACAGTCAACGGACGCAAACGCCGTGCAGGCTTTGGTGTAAGTTATTACACTTTTGTTGGCAAGTATGCAAGTCTAACACCCACGCAAGCAGCCACAGTGACCAGTTTTATTGCTAAACAGTTTGGTCAAATAGAAAGTTTTCAAATAGTGTTGCCTCGCATCAGCGCAAACAAAGCCGCGGACTACGCACAGGCAGTGGGCAATGCCAAAGTAAAGACTGCTGCCAGTAAGGGCGCATTCAGCGTGGCATTGAAAGGTCTAGGAGCCAACAAGGCAGTATTCAAAGCCGGTGACTATTTTAAATTTAACGGACACAGTAAAGTCTACATGGTCACAGATGACATTACCAGCAACGGTTCAGGCGAAGCAACATTGTTCTTCAGTGCCAAACTGGTAGCCAATGTTGTGGTAGATGAAGTCCTAACAATCAACGCTGTGCCATTCACAGTTATACTGGATCAAGATGTAGATGAGTTTACAGTGGCCAATGGTGGCATGACCAATATTGAAGTTTCATTTAGGGAAGTTTGGTAATGACAAAAGGTTACTCCAGTTCAAGACCCAATGCCTTCAATGCTTTTAACAGTGATAGTTTTTTCAGCGTAGATCTAGTTGAACTGCACATTGCAGGCACAGGAGGATTTCATGTTTGCAATGGTGGCTATGACATTGAATATGATAGTCCCACAAGTCCCACAGCAGGTGTTAACACCTATGCTAGTCAAGGTCAATTCTTAGGCTTCAATACTTTTGAAGAAAACATAGATGTTAAAGTAGGAAAATTTACCATCGTGGCCAGTGCATTGGATACCAATGCCACTGAATTGTTGTTGAACAACTATCTACAAGGCAGCAGAGTAGTGGTCTACAAAGCATTTCTTTCCAAGACCACAGGGCAAATCTTAGACTCACCTTTGTTGGTGTTTGATGGTCAGGTCTACAACTTTAATGCTGTAGAAAGTGCAAGAACTGCCACAGTGAGCATTGACTGTTCTAGTATCTTTGCTGACTTTGAAAGAACAGCAGGACGCAAAACCAATAATGAAAGCAACTGGGCCTACCAAGGTGTTAAGTATGATACCAGTTTAGAAAAAAGTGGCCTGGTGGGCCAGTCTAGTGAATACAAATGGGGACGTCTATGATTGTGAGAGTAATGAATGTTGCGGATTTTGATGCCACTGTGATTTGCTTTGGCTACTACAGAGATCGCGCCATTGAAAGTTTACCACACATAGAAGCGGAGTATGATGAGAACTCAGTGATAAAAAGCATCAAGGCTCGTGCCAGTCGTGCTGAACATTGTTGGTTCAATGCCTACGATGGACAGCGTGTGGTAGGCTTTATTGCTGGCACATTGATCCCACAACCTTGGAATCATCAAATACTCAGTGCCAATATTGACTTCATCTTTCTGTTAGACAGTCATAGAAACATGGACAATTTTAGACAGTTAATGAAAAAATTTGAAGAATGGGCTAGAGCCTGCGATGCTACCAGCATCACTGGCGGTGACATAGGCATTGATGTAGAACGAAGTCGAACATTATTTGAACACATGGGCTTTGAACCTATGTTACTGATGAACAAGGAATTAAGCAATGGGTAAAATCTTCAGTGGTATCATTGGTGGCGTAGTAGGCTTCTTTGTTGGTGGACCAATGGGTGCTGCCATAGGCTTTGGCCTAGGCATGACCAAAGCAGGAGACAAGTTGGTCAACAAGGTCATGGACTTTGTGCTAAAACCATTCTTAGGAGCATTTGGTGTTCCCAATGATGGCGGTGGCAATGCGGCTCGAGAAGAAGGTGTTGTCATAACCAAGCGTGGTGGCGGCACTGAAGCCATTCCTGTTGTTTACGGATTTAGACAAGTAGGTGGCGTAATTACATTTGCCACCACAGGTGCAGACAAAAACAAATATCTATGGGTTGCTTATGTGCTGAGTGAAGGACCAGTAGAAGGTGTTCACAGTGTGTTCATCGATGACAATGACATCACCAGCCCAGAAGTCATAGGCGCATTAAACAGAGGAGAAGAAGTTAACCTCACCACTGGCAAATATAAAAATCGTGTAAAGATGCAATTTTGGTATGGTAAACAATATGGTGCCAATGCTGACAGTTCACCAGTAGGTGAATATGCTTTTATGAAAGAAGCACCGGGATGGCGTGTCACAGATGCTTACAACGGACTTGCCACGTTGTTTGTGCGATATGAATGGCTACAGGTTTCTACACAAGAAGAAGCCAATAACAATCCATTTGGTGGCGACTTACCCAGCATTAAAGTTAATTTACTAGGACGCAGAGTATTGCCCATAGACGGCACAGCACAAAGTCGCACTTGGTATGACGATGTCAATGATGGCAGAGAGCGTTATTCAACTAACCCAGCAGAAATACTGCTGGACTATCTGCGTCATCCTTACTATGGCAAAGGTTTAAAAAATACTGAAATTGACTGGGCCAGTTTTGAAACTGCCCGTGACAAATACAACCAAGATGTGACCTATGTGAATGGCGTCAAGGGTCCTATCTTGACCACCAACATGGTGTTGGACACAGCAGCCACTATTATGAGCAATGTCAAAACTATATTGCAAGGCTGTCGCAGTTATCTCCCATATGTGCAGGGCACTTACAAACTCAAAGTAGAAGATGCTGGCAATCCCAATGACATTACCAGTGGGGTGGCCACAGTAGAGCAGACATTTACCAGTGACAATATTGTAGGCGATATTTCATGGGGTGGTGTGCCCCGTGATTCAGTCTACAGCGAATACGAAGTAACCTATGTGGATCCATTGAACAAGTGGAGCACCAACACAGTAATATATCCTGTAACTGAAGCAGAAAGATTAGAATATCAAGCAGATGATGGTGGTCGTGTAAACAAAGGCGCAACAACATTTCCTACCATTACTAACTATGCCATGGCCTATGACATGGCTAGATTGTTGTTTTTAAAATCACGCTTTCAAGAAACATTAAACATCAAAGTTACCAGTCAAGCCATGGACCTAGAACCAGGCGACAACATACAAGTGCAGGGCAACACACTGAACTTTGAACTTGGACCTGAAGCAATACCATGGCGCATTGTCAGCATCAAAGGCAATGATGACATGAGTTTTGATTTAGGCTGTGTGTTAAATCCAGATGTGATTTATCCGCATACTCGTGCTGGTGAGCGTGACATCATTGTGCCACCATATATTCCACGCTATGAAAGTATCGTATATCCTTATTCAAATATTGACCTAAGTCTTTATCCTCCAAGTTTTGCTTACATTGGTGGAGTGGCTATTACAAGCCCACTAGATCCCCCGGGAGCAACGGACCCAACAGGTCCTACAGGCGGCGGCAATGGTGATTCGAACGGTGACCAGAATACTAATCCAGTCACCGTTCCACCGCCCCCACCACCAGTGGTAATTGAACAGTTTAACAATTTTATACAAGTAGATCGTGCTGATTATGTTGTAGAGAACAACACTGTGTCTGCAACTATTAGTTTTTTACAACCTGATAGTCCTACCTATGCTGGTGTTGACTTTTATTACAAACGCAACATTTCAACTGAAACTGTGTTTCAAACTGCTACCAGCACTACAAAATCTGGCACTGGCCAATTGGTCACACACAAATTTTCTAATTTGTTAAAAGGCCGCACACCTTATCAAGTGATTGCTAGAGTGCGTTACGAAAACGGTAACAGTAGCACAGTAATAACAAAGTTTTCATTAAATGTCAGTGGTGCTGTCAGCACAGAAGATCCTGAAGACTTTGAAGAAATTGTGCAAGGTGGTTGGGCACCTCCCAACACCACTCCGGATCCTACACGCAAGGACACATTGTTTGATTTTATACAAGCACGTCCAACCTACGCCAGTCCAGGCGTGCCTACTGCGGACCGCGGATTAGAAATCATTGTAACTCAAGACATCAATGCCAGTGCCTTTACCAGTCAGATTAAAGGTGTTAAGATTTATTACAAATTAGCCTCAGCCACTGGCTACAAAACCAGTGTGTATCTGTGGGATGGTGGTTATTTTCCTGGTCAACCCTATACTTTTACTCCAGAAATGGATCTTGGTGTGCGAACCTATCCCGCAGGAGACAATGCCAGTGACAATTTTGATTTTGTGTTTCGTTGGATCTATACTGATGACACTGAAGGCACACAACAGATTAGATTTGTAAGTGCTGACATAGAAAACAACACCAATGCAGTGGTGTTTGGTTATGGTGTAGGCAGTGGTTCACCTGTGCAGGCTCTGCGTGAAACCAGTGACGCATTTCAACCACCATTGGAACTGCCAGGCAGTGCGGCGGATGCCAGAGACATGACCATCAATGTGATCACTGCAACGGCTTTGCTGGGCAATGGTGCTAATCAAATTATTTGGCGTATCAATCCACCTGATGCCAGCAATTTATTGAATTGGTATGGTGTGCGTGTTCGCAGTCGCAGAATTCCACTTAGTGGTGGTG